ATGACGCCATCGCCAGCGACACCGACAACGAGCAAGATTTTGAAAGTGCCTTTGAGGAATATTCGAAGGCTTCAACGCCTGCCGATGAGCGCGACGAATACGACAATGACCGGGACGCCTTGCCGGAACCGGACGACGAAGACCCTAAAAAAGACGACCCATCCGGTGAACAGTCTGACGACCTATCTGAAAAGCTAAAGACTCTGGAGACAGAAAACGAACGCCTTCGCCATTCCGACGCTTCACAGCGCGGACGCTTAGGCGCCTACCAGCGGCAGATCAACGAGCATCAGCGCAAGGTGCAAGAGCTGGAATCTGCCAAACCCGCAACCCAGGAAGATAAACCTCAAGACGACGACCAGCAGCGCCAGGATATGGCGGACTCCGCAGGAGTCGATGACTGGAAGGAGTTTAAAGAGGACTTTCCGGATATGGCCCGCGCTTTCGAATCTCGTCTCAATGCAGACCAGCAGACGCAAGCGCAATTGAAGCAGGAAGTCGCAGAACTGCGATCCACTGTACAGCCCATGCAAGAGCAGGCCCATCAGCAACAGCTTCAGTCAGAGTACGCCCGCTTAGAAAGCCGGCATGCCGATTGGCGAGAAGTGGTCAATGCGCCCGAATTTGATACATGGCTAACCACTCAGAACCCCAGCATTCAAGCCCTAACAGGGTCCGACAGCGCCGACGATGCGTCCGCGTTACTGGATTTCTACAAGGGAACGAGCGCCACGGGCGATGAAGACAGCCGTGCCCCAAAGCACGACAAGCGAAAAGCCCGACTGGAAAACGCCCAGACCGTCAGCCGCCGTGGAGCGGCGACACGCGGTGGAGCGCCAGAAGAGTTTGACGCGGCCTTTGAACACTACGCCGCGAAAAAGAAAGCGCGGTAACTCAAAAATTTGATTGGAGTAATTCATCATGGCTATCACCAACTACGGCGATATCTCCCAACGTACTGCAGCATACGCAGCGACCGAAATGCTGGCTCACGCAGAGCCCATCCTTATCCTGTCCAAGCTCGGCCAGTCCAAGCCCTTGCCCAAGAACAAAGCGGATACCGTTAAGTTCCGTCGCCCGGTCCCGTTCGCGAACATTACCACGGCCCTGACCGAGGGTGTCACGCCATCCTCTCAGCAGATGGCTTACGAAGATGTGACCGTTCAGATCAAGCAATGGGGCGCGTGGGTCGAGATTACCGATGTGGTACACGACCTGGCTGAAGATCCGGTTCTTGCCGATGCCTCCACGTTGTGCGGTGAGCAAGCGGCCGAAACCATCGAGTACCAGACCTGGGGCGCGATCCGGGCAGGGACTAACGTGTTCTTCGCCAACGGCTCCACCCGTGGTGGCGTGAACAGCGTTTACAGTCTGACCAAGCAACGTGCCGTCACGCGCTCGCTCAAGGGCAACCGTGCGAAGAAAATCACTTCTATGGTCGGCGCCTCTCCGAACTACTCCACTGAGCCGGTAGACGCGGCTTTCGTCGCGTTCGCACACACCGACCTGGAAGCGGACATTCGCGACATTTTAGGTTTCACCCCGACTGAGAAGTACGGAACCATGAAGGCGCTGCCGTATGAAATCGGCAAGGTCGAAGATGTGCGTTACTGCCTGAGCCCGGTGCTGGATAGCTTCGCTAACGCGGGCGGCTCGGCTTCAACCAACGGCGTTCTGTCCACCGGCGGCAGCGATGCAGACGTGTACCCCATCGTCATTGTGGGCAAAGAGTCGTATGGCCTGATCCCGCTCAAGGGCGCCGGTGCTATGACCCCGATGGTATTGAACCCCAATACCCCGCGTGGTGGCGACCAGCTTGGCCAGCGTGGCTCGGTGGGCTGGAAAGCCTATTACGTTGCGAAGGTTCTTAACGAAGGTTGGATGGCACGTATAGAGACGTGTGCCTCTGCCCTGTAACCCCACAGCCCCGGCCTAGCGCCGGGGTTTCTTTATCTGATTGAAGGCACCAAATCATGAGCGACATTAATCCAAGCAACATGAGCCGCGAGGAACTGGAAACCACCGCTAAGGATCTTGGCCTGAGTTTCCCCCACAACATTGGCGACGACGGTCTTAGAAAAAAGATCGCCGAAGCCCTGGGCGGCGACGCAATCTCTCTTTCAAAGTCAGCCCCTGTTGCTACCGGCAATGCCAAAGAGCGTCAGTTCGAAATCATCATTGCCACCCATGAGCAGGACAAGCAGCCGGTTCAAGGCGGCATCAACGGCAAGAGCTTCGTAATCAAGCGAGGCGAGAAAGCCGTTGTGTCGGAGTCGATAGTGGAAGTCCTCAAATGCGCCACCCAGCACCATTACGACCCGGGGACCATGGAGCGCACGGAAGTTCAGAGCTACCCGTTCCAGATTATCCGTGAAGTCACCGACGAGGCTTAATCTATGACCTTTCTGGAGCTTTGCCAGCGTTTGCGCCAGGAAGTGGGCGCTGCCGGCTCAGGCCCGGCCAGCGTGAGTGCTCAACATGGCGAATACGCTCGCTTTGTAAGCTGGGTGCCGCAAGCCTGGCGTGAAATTCAGATGAGCCGGCACAGTTGGCGCTTTGCGTGGGCTGAGGCCAGCATCCCGATCGAAACCGGCTTTCGGACTTATTCACCGCCGGATGATATGGGCGCGTGGGACGAGGCCACTTTGAAGTGCAATGGGCGAACGCTGCTCGCCCAGCGTTGGGACGAGTTCCGCAAACACGACGTACAGGACGGCGGCAACACTTACCCAAGGTTCATCACGCAAAAGCCCGACGGAGTCCTTGTGTTGGACGCGCCGCCGGATCAGGACGGGCAAGTCACCTTTGAATACTGGCGAACGCCGCAGGCATTGATTGAAGGCGGTACCACTCCGCGACTCCCTGAGCGCTACCATATGGTGATCGTCTATCGCGCCATGCTGTATTACGGATTGTACGAAAACGCCCCAGAGGTGGTTCAGGCGGCCCGCTCAGGCGAGGCCGGAATCCTGCACGAGATGGTGGCGATGGAGCTGCCGCCCATGATGTCCGGAGGGCCTTTAGCGTGAGTCGATCTGCATACATCAAACTCGGCGGCGGCCTTGATCTGATCACGCCTACCCGGCAGATGGCGCCCGGCGCTGCGCTCGCGTGCGTGAATTATGAGACGCCGGTGAACGGCGGCTACCGAAGCGTTAAGGGCTACGCGCAGATGGGACCGGAAGTGCCGGGGCAAGGGCCCGTCCTTGGTGTGGCCACGTTCTACGACCGGAAATACGCCATTCGCGAAGACGCTACCGTCGGCACGGCTACCCTTTACAGATTGAGTCTGGACGGTGCCACTTGGGAGGTAATCGGCACGGGCGGCGAGCTATCACCAAACCGGCATGAGTTCGATGAGGGCAACCCCTACGCCACCGATGCGGGCAACGCCCTGTATGGCGTGGGCGGCGCAAAGCCGTTTGAGCTGGCGCAGGACGGTTCCCTGACCATTCTCGCCAACGCACCAGCCGGCGCCACAATGATCGCCCTGCACCAGAACCACCTGTTTCTTGGCTTCCCGAAAGGCAGCCTGCAGTTCTCCGGCATTGGCGATCCGGCCAACTATGACGCATCCACCGGCGGTGCCGGCGAGATTGGCGTAGGCCAGCGATTAACCGGCATTATTCGCGGCGTCGGCGGGGTTCTTCATGTGCTCACGCGGGACAGCGTGCAGATGCTCAGAGGCACCAGCGCGTCGAACTTTGCACTGGAGGTCACCATTCCAGGCGTGGGCTGCCGCAGCTATTCCGCGCAATCGCTACTCATGCCGTACTTTGTCACCGAGCGCGGGATTACCACCTTGCGGGCGGCGCAAGAGTTCGGGGACTTCACCGCGCTGCAGCCGGGCGCACCGGTGGAGCCGCTGTTCTCGGGTGGCGGACTGGCCAACCGAGTGGTGGCCAGCAGCATCTCCAAGACCAAGGCGCAATACCGCGTCTTCTTTGATGACGGCAGCGGTCTGTATGTGAGCCCGACCGGGATCGGACAAATCCGGTTTCCGGATCAGGTGGCCGTGTGTCACAGCGCCGAGCTGTCCAGCGGGGAAGAGTTCTTGATGTTTGGCGACGACAAGGGCTTGGTGTATCGGCTGGACAGCGGCAACAGCTTTAACGGCCAGCCCATTCGCGCCTTTCTAACACTGGCGTATACCGACCTCAAGTCTCCATCCACCCGAAAGCGTTTCCGCCGGGCCTTTTTCGATGTGCGCTCCGGCAGCGACGCCAGCATTTGGGCCTTGCCGGATTTCGACTATGGCGGCATTGAAACCGCTGCACCGCGAAGGCAGCCCATCAGTTTCATGCTCGGGGGAGGACTCTGGGACGCCGCCAACTGGGATGAGTTTCGGTGGTCCGTGCCGTTTCTTGGCCAGGAGCCGATGGATATTACCGGAACCGGCACCTCAATTAACTTCGCCATCTATTCAGAATCCAGCAAGCAGCCGCATGAGCTGCTGGGGTATGACTTGAGTTTCGATATAAGGAGAAACCGCCGTGGCTGAGACGTATTACGACAACTCCGACCTTGGCCAGCGCTTCCAGCCAGGCACCACCGCCGAGTCCGGCGCGGTTGAAGAGAAATTTGACCAGGTACAGGCGGGCATGGAGGAAGTCGAGAAGGACGCTCGCCGCGCCCTGAAGTTCCCTTTCGAGGAAGGCATGCTAAGCCAGGAGTTTGACGCCACCGCCTTGCAGCGCCGGCGCAAGGTGCTGGGCTTTGATTTAGACGGCGATCTGGCACTGACCGCCGGCTTTAATTACCGGGGCGACTGGGCCGCGAACACTGACTATTTCCTCAACGACGTTCTGCGCGACCCCACCAGTAAGAACCTGTATGTGGCGACTCTGGGCTATACCTCCGGGGCGACCTTTACCACCACGAATCTGGATCTGGCGATCAACGTGGCGGACGTGGAAGCGGCCAAGCAGGCCGCCGAAGCGGCC